ATGTCTCAGGAAAACACCGTGGGCGCACAGAAGCCCGTTTCGCTGAAGCCGATGCAGGTGATGGTTCGTGGTCGCATCGAGCAGATTCGTTCGTTTGACGGTACGCGTTACACGCGAATCATCACGCCGGCACCCGACGCGTACAGCCGGCCGCAAGTGGTTGAGGTGCGTGCGAAACAGAAGCTCGGAGAGAAGGGCGACGAGGTGACGGTGGTGTGCAGCCTGGGCGGCTATCAGCGCAAGCCGTATCAGTTCAAGAACAAGGATACCGGCGAGGTGGAAACCATCGTGCCGGTCGATCACGTGCTCGACGTGGTGGAAGCGTAATGGCTCAGTGCGTTCTGGTCGCTGATGGCGGCGCGATGACGGTAACGAATGATGCGCCGCAGGCGTGTCAGGGCTACCTGATGCTCACGCCTGGGGAGTACCAGAACGCGACCACGTTCTACAGGTGGATGCAGGTTCCGTCGCAAACAGATATGGCGACTGTGTTTGTGACGGCATTTGGGCTGGTGGCGGCGTCCTATTTGGTGGCGTACGCAATCGGTCGTTTGGTCGCCATGTTCAATGACTAGGAGGTCAATCATGAACGGCAATATGGGCAAGAAGATCGCGGTTGGTGTGGCACTGACCGTGGGTGCAGCGGGTGCAGCGATGGCGCAGACGGCTTCCGGTCCGGATCTGTCGAGCATCATCTCGGCAGTGGCGATCGGCACCGTGAGTGCCGGCATCGTCTCGATGGGTGCGGTGAAGATCGTGCCGAACGTGACGAAGTGGGCCGTCAACAAGCTGGTCGGCTTCTTCCGCTGATCGGTCGCGGTGCAGTGTGGACGGCTCGCCTTGTGCGGGCCGTTTTTGGTTAACGGTCTAGGGGGGTGCCATGTTCTGGTTGCTGGCTTATTTCATGTTGGGCGCTGCGTGTGGCGTTGCTGCTGTGCGCGGTATGAGTGAGGGCTGAGCGATGGACAAGCGTTTGAGGTTCGCTGACTTTTTGCTTGACTTGGCCTGCGCGTTCTTGATCGCCGCTGTGTTGATGGCGGGTACGGCCAACGCGCAAGCTGGGGGATGCTCGATGCCCGGACAGGTGTGCATTTCCGGAAGCGGTTCTGGTACCGGCGTGAATGTGTCCGCACGACAAAGCGGCAACGGTGTCCCGCAAACGCCCTCCAGCAATGTCATGAACGTGCTAATACCGATCACTGTCGGTGTGGCTGCTGTTGGTGCTGCTGCTGTTGCGATCCCTGCTGTGGGCACTGCTGCGGTGGCGGGTGATGTGATGGCGTCGGTGGGCATGACAGCCATTCGTGGCGGCATCATTGGCGGTGTTGCTCTGGCGACATTGATGAATCGCATGGGTGGCGATGTGTCGCTGGATAGCAATGGTCAGGTGGTTGCGCCTGCTGTTGCCGCAAATGCTGGCGATGTGGGTTTCAACGGTCACCAGTGGTATTGCTCGTTTGGTAACGTCGTTGGTGGTGGGGCTGCATATGGTGCGAGTCCCGACGCTGCGTGTGCTGCTGCCTTGCCTGCTGGTGGGCTTTTCAAGTATGCGGGGATTGGGACTGACTCGAACACCGGGGCGTTGTGCGGAATGGCAACGAGCTATAGCAATCCGCCGATGTGCTACGCCGCATATTTGTATTCGACTGATCGTTGTGTCACTGGCTACGTCGCGTCTGGGTCTTCTTGTGTCGTTGATCCGGCAGCGCCTAAGGTGCCCGCAACGAATGCGCAGATTCAGAATGCCATCAAGGCGCACCCAGATTCTTGGCCGTCCATCTACAACGATATGAACTGTGGGCCGACGCTGGCCCTTACCAACGGTTCCACTTCTGACCCGTGTTATCGCCTGTATAGCGATTCGCGTACGGGCTTTGGCGTGTCGTTTTCCACGGGTGGTTCTAGCTGGAGCAATAACGGCTGCGCGGTGAATAGCACGTCGTGCCCGTCGGCGACGGTGACAACTGCTCCGACGACCGGTACGCAGACGAAAACGAACGCGGACGGGAGTAAGACCACAACCAACACGACGACCACCAGAACGACGACGGTGACGGGCACCAATGATCGGACCAATCCGGTTGTAGGGCAGACCACAACGACGACGACAACCGCGACGACCGTCACCAATGCCGATGGCAGTACTACTACCACCACGGAGACGACGACAGATCGGGCGCCTCCGCAGACGGGTACCAACACTAATCAGCAGCAGAAGGATCAGACGCAGCCGACGACGGCCACGCTCGTCAGTCCTGACATCAAGCTGTACGACAAGAAGACGAAGACGTTTGGGGATGTGCTCAACGCGTTTCGCAACACGATCCGGGCGTCGGCGATTGGTGCAGGGGTGCAGGGGTTCTTCACGGTGAGCGCTTCGGGAAGCTGTCCGCAGTGGGTCGTGCCGCAGACGGACTGGACGCCGTCGATTGCGTTGGGACCGATTTTCTGCAGCTCGTCAGCGTCGTTGGTGTATCAGATCGCCGGGTATGCCGTGCTTGCCGCAGCTGCGTTCGCAGCGTTCGCCATCGCGTTTCTGTGAGGGACTGAGTCATGTTCGACGCCATCATCAATGCGCTGTCCTCGGTCCTTGCTTGGTTCGGGAAAATCTTCGTCGCGGTTTTCCAGGCGATGTGGGACATCACCATCGATCTGATCATTGCCGCGTTCGACCTGTTCCTTTCGGCCATCGGCGCGTTGATCTCATCGGCGCCTGCGCCGCAGTTCCTTACGCAGTACTCGCTGCAGTCGCTGATTGGTCAGATGGGCAGCGACATCTTGTACTTCGTTTCTGTCTTCAATATCCCGCAGGGCTTGGCGATGCTTGGTGCCGGTGTTGTCTTCCGGCTATTCGTGCGCAAGCTCTTCACGCTCGGCCAGTGGTGACAACATGATCGTTTTCTATGAAGGCCTGCCGCGTGCGGGTAAGTCTTATACGTCTGTTACTAAGGACATTTTGGACGCGTTGAAGATCGGTCGGCACGTGGTGACGAACGTTGCGGGCTTCAATTTCGAGATGGCTGCGGAGCTGCTCGAGAAGGCTGTCGACGTCATCCGCGAGTTGGTGAAGGTCTTGACCGACGAAGAGGTGATGCGGATTCATGAGCACGTCGTTAAGGATGCGCTCTATGTCTTGGATGAGGGGCAGGACTATTGGCCGTCGAGCTTCAAGCCGCTGGACAAGGCGACGACGAAGTTCGTGACGCAGCACGGTCACGACGGCATCGACATCATTTTGATGGGGCAGGATCTGAACGACTTGCACAACATCTGGAAGCGACGTGTTGACCGGAAATACGTGTTCCAGAAGAAGGATGTCATTGGCAAGCCGAACGAGTTCAAGTGGACTGTCTACAAGAAGGTCAAGGGGCAGAAGGGCGATCGGTTCGAGAAGATCTCGGACGGCTCGGGGCGCTATGAGGAGAAGTACTTCGGGCTGTACAAGAGCCACACGGATGGCACGACGAACACGGACACGTTGGAAGACAGCAATGCCAACGTGCTGAAGACCAAGGTCTTCCGCGTCTGGATTCCACTGTTCGCGTTGGTTGCGTTCGGTGCCATCGGCTTCCTCGTGTACCTGTTCAAGGGCGGTGGCTTGGTGGGGTCCAAGCCGGAAGACAAGCACGTAGTGACGAAGACGGTAGCCACTTCGAGCACGCCGCCGACGTTGCCGGCCGAGAAGGTCGCTGCAGCTGCTCCGGCGAAGGCCTCAGATGCAGCTGCCAAGCCGGTGCCGGAAGACGACGACTTTATTGCGGGGCTGGCGAAAAAGTACCGGCCGCGCCTGGAGGGTTGGGCGCGAGTGCGTGGGCAGGCCGATGTCATCGTTGCTTGGTATGACGATTCGACGCGGGTGCGCGAGCGGCTGTCGGCTGCGACCGTCGAGGATCTCGGCTGGAAGGTGCAGGAGTCGCAGTATGGCCAGCACGTCATCCTTGCGAAGGGCGAGCGGCGAATCGTGGTGACGATGTGGCCCATCGACATTTACGGCAAGGTGCCGGAAAAGCAGGTCGACGGCGTGCGTGCGATGTCTGGTGCCGATTCTCGCGCAGCTCGTGATGAACGTATGCAGGATTTTGGCCCGCAGGGCTGGCGTGCGAACGACGACCAGGTCATGGGCCGGGGCGTCGTGGATCTGCCGCCGAGCATCGTGAACATCCCCGATGACGCCGCGCTGCCTCGGCACATCCGGCGCAGTTCCGCGTTTGACGGCACGCAGCATTGGTCGCATGGCTAATTTTCGTTACTAATAAAAATGTAACAGTAATTGAATATCCGTTACTAGTATCTAAAGCGCCCTTGAAGGGCGTCTAGCGTCGGGAGTGTCCGCGCCTTTGACCAGGCGGTAGGGGTGGGGCGTGGGCAGTATCTCCGGCCGTTGGCGCACGGCCAGTGCGGCTGGCGGGACCGAGCAGCGGGTCTCACCAGGTACGTACATACACAGCTGGTCACATCCAAACACCCCCGCTCTTGCAAGCCCGCTTTTCAGCAGTGGTTGCGATACAGGGCGTCCGTTGCAGCGTGCAAGCGCTGATTCCAGAAGTTCATCCACTGAGCGTCACCGCCGCGGCGCAGGTTTGCCACAGCGGCTTCCTTTTCATTCCTCCAGGCTGCACACGTTGACGCAGCTGCGTTGGCCTGCGCTACCTGCATCTGGGCGGCTCGTTGATCCTGCGCAGCCCATTCACCCCGTTGGCGAGCAATTCGAGCGTCTGCCTGGCGCGCCAGCTCCGCTGTCCAGGGATCGATGCTTCCGACCTGTTTGGGAGGCTCTGGTACCGGCGCAGGGGCAGGTTGATATTCAGGCTGAGCTGTGACCACTGGCGCAGGCTTTGGCGGCTCTGGTGGTGGCGCTACCGGCTTCGGCTGTTGGTTGATCGCAGGTAGCGCTATTTGCAGTTTGGCGCCATCTCTTGGGTAGTACTTGTAGACATACAGGCCGCCGGCCAGGCAGATGACAATCGTCCAGAGGTTGATGTTGCGCATCGCGCACCCCGTTGCTAGTGTTGCAGAAAGATAACACGCAGGGGTGAAGTGTCCGACGATGAAAAGCGGGCCTTGGCGCGAGAGATCCGGAACCTGTATTGGCACATCCGTCATCTGCGTCGTGGGCTTCAAGACGCGCCGCGTAGGCGGTACTACAGGAAGATCGCTACAAAGAAAAAACGCCTGCTGGATGCAGGCGTTTCAAAGAGGGAGGTGCTGGATCTGTTGATGTGTTGCAGGTCACGCGGGTGCCGGTTCCGCGCGTGCCTGGATTGCACGCAGCGCCTGCTGTAGACGGGTCCACAGACGCCTACGCGATTTTACATAACACAAATTACACGATGAATTGATGTTGGTGCCAATTAGAAATGTCGCATTTGAGCCAAATAGAAATGTCGCACCCAGTCGAGTCGACGAACCTAAAAATGCGTCGGGTCCAGGCGTAAAACTGTGTCGAAATGCTTTGTGAGGCACAGACTGATTTGTCGGCTCATTGTTACGTTCATCTGTGACGGGTTGATCGCCACCTTGCCTGGTGGTGAAGCGCTCAATCGCCTTCAATATCGGCGTTGGCATCGTTGCGCACGAAGCCCGTGTCATGAAGGACAAAGACATCATCCCCAATCGGACGATGCTCGACCTGCGTCACACGCCAGATAGCGGACGCCTTGGCGTCAGACCAGATCACCATCGGTAAATGTTCACGTGCGCTCCAACAGATCCGATTCAGGGTATTACCCTGCGACAGCACATACCAACGGCATGCCGACGCGGGTATCGGCGCTCCCGCAGGCGCGCTGGTTGGGGCAAGACGATACTCGCCGACCGGATGTCGCAGGCCGTGGGCCAAGTCGAACCAGTCGCTGAAGTGGCCAAGGCGAATCAAGTTATTGCGATCAATTCGCGTGGTGATTCGCTTCCGATAGTCCACCACCGTCATCTGATACTCGAGCGGGTCGGCAGAATTCCGAACGACATACGTGTCAAGAACCTCATCCGTCTTGCGCCGTAGGCGCACTTGCCTGTCGCGCCAGACCTGCAGCACATGCACGCCATCGCTGCCTGTGAACTCGGCCCGATAGAACAGCGCTGCAGGCTCGTCACCGGACTGGAAGACCGATTCGAACGTCCCCGCCGGGCGACCGGCCGCAGCTGCCGGTGCCAATACCGAGCACAGCAGCGCCGCGCCTGCCGCCCAACCGCTTGCTTTACTGACGGACAGCCTTGGCATAGTCAAAGTATCGATAGGTTTTACCGTCAA